AATGATGACAGTAGAAGAAGTATTAGCACAACTTAGTCCAAAGCTAAGAAAGACTGTTATGGCTGGAGATACTATTCCAGCAACACAATATGCATCTACTCCTAGTTTCGGTTTAAACCGTGCTCTTAATGGTGGATTACCATATGGTCGTCAGGTACTAGTTTGGGGTTCAAAATCGTCTGCAAAGTCTTCTCTATGCCTTCAGATGATAGGTCTAGCACAGAAGGAAGGAAAGATCTGTGCATGGATTGATGCAGAAATGTCATATGATAAAAAGTGGGCAGAAGGTCTTGGTGTAGATTCATCAAAACTTATTGTTTCTCAATGCCGTACAATTAATGAGATGGTTGATGTTGGAACTAATCTTATGAATGCAGGAGTTGATATTATTGTTATTGACTCAATTACATCGTTATTGCCAGCAATATATTTTGAAAAGGATTCAGATGAACTTAAACAACTTGAGAATACAAAACAAATCGGTGCAGAGTCTAGAGACTTTAGTAACGCTTGGAAAATGCTTAACTATGCTAACAATAAGGTTAAGCCTACTATGCTTGTCCTTATTAGTCAGTCTCGCAATAATATTAGCGCTATGTATACTAGCCAGCAGCCTACTGGTGGTCAAGCTACTAAGTTCTATTCTTCTACCGTTATTAAATTATTTTCATCGGAATCCGACAATCAAGCAATTAAAGGAAAGATTCATGTTGGAGATAAACTTATTGAAGAAAAGATTGGTCGCAAGATTCGTTGGGAACTCCAATTTTCTAAGACCTCTCCTGGCTTTCAGTCTGGCGAGTATGACTTTTATTTCAGGGGAGATAATGTTGGTATTGATAGCATTGGTGATCTTGTTGATACGGCTGAAATGATGGGAATTGTTGAGCGCACAGGTGCTTGGTATGTATTGCCAGACGGTACAAAGGTACAAGGTCGTGATGGCTTTGTCAATAGGGTAAGAGAAGATTTAAACCTACAAGATACAATCAAGAATAAGATCCTAGATGTCTGAAAAATTTAAAGTATTTCCTGGAAAGTTTCCATGTAAGACTTGTGCAGAAGAAGTTACATCTTTAAGACTATGGAAAGAAAGTGCAGACTTGACTTGGATGTGTTCTAACAAACACCTGTCAAGGGTACCAATTATTATGACAAGGAAAGACTTTGAGCGAAAGAACGGAAAGTAAAAGGATTGGTGCTAAGCAGCACAAAAACTCAGGTCGTAATACCCATAAGGGAGATGCAACCTGGAAAAACTTTACGGTTGACTTTAAGGAATGCTCTAAGTCTTTTACTTTAAATAAAGATGTATGGGCTAAGGCTGTTACGGATGCTATTAGGAATGGTAACGATCCTGCTATCTTGGTTGTACTTGGAGAAGGAAATACAAAAGTAAGATTAATGATAACTGAGTTTGAAATAATGGAGCAATTAATAGGAGAAGAAAATGAGTGAACAAACAACGATAGAGATGGTAGATGGATTATCTGAAATAGCAGACTATATGAAAGATGAGGAGTTGACGGCAGCCTTAACATTTATTGCTAAGATCATTATCAAGCCTGACATTCCTCTTAATGTGGCAACTATAGAGATTGTTAGACTTCAGGCAATCGCAGCAAAAATGGCTTTCAAGGCAACTTGGATGGCCAATGTTGACAAAAATGACAGGGCAAAGAAGAATATTTATTATACGGCAGCAGAATCAATCAATAACTTGGTATCAGCACTCAAATACATTATGCGCTAACCTGGTATACTTATATAGACAAAGGAATAGTTATGACAAAAAACTTACTAAAGCAGATAATGATTAAAGAGGTTGATACTCCAGCACAGATAGATGCACAAGAGCTTGTGAAGGCTATTGAGGCAGGATATCTTGTTGGGCGTGAACCTAAGCATACACAAAAGAAAACTTTTGGTCCATCTACTATTGCATATGGGCATGGAGAATGTCCACGTTATTGGTACCTTGCATTTGAGGGAGCGGTATTTGAGGATAACTCTGACCCATACGCAGTAGCAAATATGACTAATGGAACTCTTGCTCATGGAAGAATTGAGACAGCGTTTAAGAACTCTGGTATTTCAATTGATTCAGAGTTTAAGATTTTTAATGATGATCCTCCAATTTTTGGTTATGTAGATAACTTTATTAATTGGAAGGGTGAAGAGGTTGTTGTTGAAGTAAAGACAACCAATAACGAAGTGTTTGAGTATCGTAAACGTACAGGTAAGCCTAAGATGGGTCACGTTGTACAGATACTTATTTACATGAAGATTCTTAAGAAGGCAAAGGGTGTTCTTATTTATGAAAATAAAAACAACCATGAACTTCTTGTAATTCCAGTTGAGGTAAATGATCATTACCGAAAGTGGATTGATGAAGCTTTTGAATGGATGAGAGTTGTTCGTAAGTCTTGGGAAGTAAAAGAACTTCCAACAAAGAACTATAGATCAAACTCTAAGATTTGCAAGAATTGTCCAATTAAAAAAGCATGTGATGAAGCTGGAGCAGGTGTTGTGAAGATAGCATCTCTGGAGGAACTGAGTGAAACTTTGTAGCAGATGTGACAACAGGTTTGATCCAAAGGTCAGTTATCAAATTTACTGCAGCCTTGAATGTCGTGACCTTGCTACAAAAGATAAGATTAAAGAAAGATATCAAGTAACTCGTAGACAAAAGAGGAAGGGGAAGGATCGCAGATGTTTAGGCGGATGCAATACTTCTCTTTCCATCTACAACGATTCTGGATTTTGTGCAAACTGTAATGTAAGCAAAAAGTCTGTTGATAAAATGTTAAAAGATCTGAAAGGTTTTTTTGATTATGAGCAAGAATAAGTGGGGTATGGAAGTTACCCCAAAAAGAATATGTGCTATTGATGCTAGTACTAATAGTCTTGCTTTTGCTATTTTTGATACCTTCACAAAAGATCTTATAAGTGTTGGAAAGATTAACTTTGAAGGTAAAGACACCTATGAAAAAGTAATGGATGCTGGTAAAAAGGTAAAAGCTTTTCTAGATATATACGGTGGGTTTGAGGCAATTGTTATTGAGCACACTGTATTTATGAATAGTCCTAAGACTGCAGCAGATTTAGCCTTGGTTCAAGGAGCTATCCTTGGATCAGCTGGTCAGTCAGGAACTACAAAGATTGGAAAAGTATCACCAATAACTTGGCAAAATTTTATTGGAAACAAAAAGATTTCAAAGGACGAGCAACTTTTTATTCGTGCACAAAATCCTGGTAAATCAGTATCTTGGTATAAGACTTATGAAAGAAACCTTAGAAAAGAAAGAACTATAAAGTTTATTAATATTAATTATGATAGAACCATAACAGATAATGATGTAGCAGATGCCTGTGGAATTGGTCACTGGGCACTAAAGAACTGGGATAAGGCGGTTGGAAGTAATGAGTGAAAGAAAAGCCAAAACATTTAAGGAAGAAAATGCTGACGTTATACTAACAGTTAGAACTCTTGCCCCAACAAAATGGTTGCTCATGGATCGTGAAACTGGTCAAATGTATCAGGGTAATGCAAGTGGTTACTGGGATAAACTAAAAACAGTAGAAAGAGATAATAAATAATGCCAGAGTTAAATGCAAACATACCACCTATTGAATGCTATGTACGTGGTAATTTCTTAAGAGATCAATTAGATAGTCATGATAAGTATTTTCCATGTGTAATTTTTGGAGTGTCAAGCATTAAGGCTAGAAGCCCTTTGTTCCATTTTATGATGGAAGATGGTGGTATTTGGTGGCGTATGCCGATAAATGCTTTTTGTGCTAAGCCAGGAGTTCCAGAAGAACCAATCCATAATCTTGTTTTATGGAATTCTTTTAGTTCACATATTTCTGTTACAAAGTTTCAAGCATTAAGCAATATGAGAATGTCTTATCTTGATAGAAGCAAAAACACTATCCCTGGAACATATCTGTTTACTTTAGATTGGCATAGCCCAGAAACCAATATACTAGATGACGGGTATTCTGAAAACCCAGGGCAGCATAAGTGTGGTCACGTTATTCAAAGAGATGACGGAAATTTTGCGGTACAGCCAAATAATAGGGTAAGAATTAAAGAGCCGTCATTTGTCACCAAGAAAGACCTAGTGATAAATAGATTAATTAACACAAATAAATGGGATGTTGAAAGTTACGATAAGTGGATACTTGAAGACTCCAATGCCTATAATTATGATGTTATTGATACCGAAGTTGACAAATAACGCTATGGCTGGTAAACTATATACATCAGAAGTTTGGTTAAAGAAAAGATTTCTTATTGATAAGAAGTCACCAGAAGAGATTGCAAAAGAGTGTGGGGCAAGCGTAGAGACTGTCTATGTTTACCTTGCTAAATTCGGACTAAGGAAGTCAAGGCGATGAATAAATTACAAAAAGTTGTTATTGGTCTAGGAGTTGCTGGTGCAGTAGGATTAACCTATGTCATTACAGCTCTAAAGGGTATGCCAGAAGCATTCACGTGGGAAAATGATGAGGAAGAAGAGTATGAGTGATAATCTAACTATTACGGTAGATCAGGTTAATCACCCACGACATTACACTACAGATCCTTCTGGCGTTGAGTGCATAGAGATTACACGTCATCGTAACTTTAATATTGGTAACGCATTTAAGTATCTATGGCGTGCAGGACTTAAAGATGAGTCAAAAACTATACAGGATCTTGAGAAAGCAATTTTTTATATTAAAGATGAAATTAATAGGTTAGAGGGCAAATATGTCAACTGAAGAAGAACTAGTAAAGCATCTTGATATAATGAATGATGTTGTAGGAGAATACCTCAAGGGTAGCGATCCAACAACAATTTCTAAAGAATTAACAATTCCACGTACTCGTGTTGTTGCATACATTGATGAATGGAAAGAAAAGACTTCTAACAACATAGCCATTCGTGCTCGTGCCAAAGATGCTTTAGCAGGAGCAGATGCACATTACAGCAAGCTTATACTAAAGTCATACGAAGTTATTGATGAAGCATCAATGACCAATAATCTTAGTGCAAAGACTGCTGCTATTAAACTTGTTATGGACATTGAGTCTAAGCGTATTGATATGTTGCAAAAAGCTGGACTCTTAGAAAATAAAGAGATTGCAGAAGAAATGGTTGAGATTGAGCGTCGTCAAGAAGTATTGGTTGGTATTCTTAGAGACATTGCATCAACACACCCAGAAGTTAGAGATATTATTCTTGAGAGACTATCAGCAATTGCAAAACAAGGAGAAGTATTAACAGTTATTTCTGTGAGTACAAATGAATAATTTACAAAAAATATCTATAATAAATATTGAAGGTATATCTTTAGATGATGTCTTATCTCACTGTGATAATAAAAATTGGACAGATGGAGAAGTTGCAAAATCTAGGTATTCTTCAGACACTGGATCAGGAACAAATAAAACAATCAGAGATGTTAATGTATCTGAAATGGATGCTGAGATTCATGTTGTTTTAAATAATTTAATTCAACCACACGTAGACAAGTATGCTAAAGATAATAACATTAAAATATACGCTAATACATTTTATACAATAGCAAAATATTCTAAGGGTCAGTTTTTTACTGAGCACACAGATTCAACACCAGAGTTTCCTAGAGCAATATCTGCAATATTATATTTAAATGATGACTATGAAGGTGGAACTTTAACTTTTGGTAAAATTGGAAAAACCTTTAAGCCAAAAGCAAATACTCTTTTTATATTTCCATCTAGTGATGATTTTAGCCACTCAGCAGACCCAGTTATAGATGGTGTAAAGTATGTAATAGTTGGGTTTTGGTCATGATATTTGATGAATTTTTAGAGGTTTTAAAAGAAAATCATTTTATTGAGAGGCCTGTTGACGCAAAGACATTTGTTGAGTCTCCAGAGTATCTTGGTCAACCACCTTTATCTGAAATTCAGTATACAATTGTTGAAGCAATGAGCCAGATTTACCGCAAAGAAGATGTGATAGATATTCTTGGTGATAAAGGTGAGGAATACTACAAAAAATATACAAAGAATGAACTCATTCTACAACTTGGCAAGGGATCTGGAAAAGACTTCGTATCAACAGTAGCATGTGCATATGTAGTATATAAGATGCTATGCCTTAAAGATCCTGCTGTTTATTATGGAAAGCCTGCAGGAGATGCTATTGATATTATAAACGTTGCTGTTAACGCTCAGCAGGCTAAGAATGTTTTCTTTAAAGGTTTTAAATCAAAGATTGAAAGATCTCCTTGGTTTGCTGGAAAGTATAATCCAAAGGCAGACTCAATTGAGTTTGATAAATCAATTACTGTTTACTCTGGTCACTCAGAGCGTGAATCACATGAGGGTTTAAACCTATTCATGGCTGTACTTGATGAGATTTCTGGTTTTGCATCAGAGGTAGCAACAGGAAATGAACAAGGAAAAACTGCTGATAATATTTATAAAGCTTTCCGTGGTACTGTAGATTCTCGTTTTCCTGATCTTGGAAAGGTTGTGCTTCTTTCATTTCCCCGCTATCAAGGTGACTTTATTTCTCAACGGTATGACTCAGTAATTGCTGATAAAGAGGTAGTAGAAAAAACACACAAGTTCATCATTAATGAAGAGTTGCCACATGACAACCCAGACAATACGTTTGAAATATCCTGGGATGAAGATCATATACTTTCATACAAAATACCTAAGATATTTGCACTGAAGCGTCCAACATGGGATGTTAATCCTACAAGAAAGATTGATGACTTTAAGATTGCATTCTTAACAGACTTAGGCGATGCTATGATGCGTTTTCTGTGCACACCAACATATTCATCAGATGCTTTCTTTAAGCAAAAAGATAAACTTATTAATTGCATGACCTTAACAAATCCTGTAGATAGTTTTAGAAGGTTCTCAGAAAACTTTAAACCAGATCCAGATAAGATTTATTATGTTCATGCTGACCTTGCACAAAAACACGATAAGTGTGCGGTTGCTATTGCTCACGTAGAAAAGTGGGTAAATATTCAGGTAATTAAAGATTATGAACAAGTAGCACCAATTGTAGTAGTAGATGCAGTAGCATGGTGGGAGCCAAGATCAGAAGGACCAGTTGATCTTTCTCAGGTTAAACAGTGGATTCAAAACCTAAGAAGACAAGGGTTTAACATAGGATTAGTATCATTTGACCGTTGGCAGTCATTTGATATACAGCAAGAACTTAAAGGTGTTGGTATAAGAACTGATACTGTTTCTGTTGCAAAAAAACACTACGAAGATTTAGCAATGATGATCTATGAAGAGCGTGTTGCTATGCCCATGATCCCATTACTTCTGGAAGAAATGTCAGAATTAAAAATCATGAAGGGTAATCGTGTAGATCACCCTAGAAAAAAATCTAAAGACCTAGCAGATGCTGTTTGTGGGGCAGTATTTGGAGCTATATCCCATACTCCAAAAGAAATGAATGTTGAGATAGAGATTCATACTTGGGGTACCTCAGACAAACTTGCACGCAGGCAAGAGTCTATGGTAGAATTGGAAGACAGGCAAATGCCAGAAGATGTCAAGAGTTTTCTTGATAATCTAAAACTAATATAACAAGGAGAAAAA